CACTGGTTGACTTTTCTATCAATTTAGAAATATTGTCTTCGCCAGTTTCAACGTTATAACCCGCCGATTGCAAAGCCCTGACTGCGGCTGATTGGTCTTTTGCAGCTTGAATTTTTGTAGCGGGTATGAATATGCCTTGAGGATTTTCTTTGGTCGGCGGCGCAACAAAACCACCAGCTTGCGCGTTAAACACGGGTTGAACTGCTTTTTCTCTTTCAAAATTAAGCCGCTGTTGAGCAACGCCAAGCTGGCCTTGCGACACGGCAAGTTGACCCTGCGCGGTGCGTTCGCCAATGGTTGCCGTTTTAACAATCGGCGCCACACCTGTAATGGGCAAGCCGTAGCCCGGCAACGCTGGGTTGTCTTGAATCGAAACAATTTGACCGCCTGCTTCTTGGCGTGCAATTTTTGGCAGCATTGCCCCGAGCTTGTCTTTAGCGTCTAATAGCTGCAAAACTTTGTTGACGCGATATTGACGAAAGGCTTCGGGCGTCATGTTTTGTAGTTGTTGAATTTCAGCCGCCCCGTCTTCTGGCTTAAACACACCGTCTTTTATTGCGCCCGTAATTTTTTCAATTGCTAACTCAGGCGTTGCGGAGTCGCCTATAGCGCCCCAAGCAAACTTCAACTTTTTATCTTGCAATCCAAAATCACGCTCGCTTATTTGCGATTTGACATTTTGCATGTTCAACGTTGCTGCGTCTTGCTCAGATAACGATTTGGCAAGAGCTAAACCAGTTTTACCAAATTGCGTTAAGCCAGTGCGTGTGTCGGGCGAAGCTAAATCTCTACCACGCAAGAAATTACGAGCGCCTTCTTCTTCGTCGCGAGTGCGTTCATATTCTTGCATCTTCAGCGCGTTCAATTGCTGCGCTTGTTGGCCGCCTTGAATCTGCTGGATAGCCGCATAGTCAGCTAGCATGTTCTGCTGCGGGACTTCTACACCGCGATAACTCATTGCAATGTTGGGGTTTACAAGTGCCATGATTAGTAACCTCCACCAGCCTGCATTGGAATTGTTGTATATGCGTTAGACGGCACGGACGCATACGTCATAGCACGCGACAGCAAAGCATTCCGGTCTTGCCCTTGGCTGTAGCCCAAATAACTGTTCAAACCTTGCGACAGCGCGTTAGCACCGCCCATGTAGCCAGAAGCACGGGCCTGAGCTGCGGCTGCGCCAGCCTCGCCAACGCCTGTTGCCATTGCTTGCCCCGCTTGGCCTAACTGGCCCACAGAAGATTGGCCGACACCGGCCAAGGATTGCAGTGGGCCAAGACGAGCCTGACGCTCGGTCTGGTAGCGATTGAAAGCGTTGGTGTACTCTTGGCTACCCATCTCTTGGCCGTAGCGTTGCGCGGCCTTGAGAGCGCCGCCAGAGATCAGTCCACCACGGGCAGCGGCTTGACGGTCAAGTGCTTTCTGGCCTTCGGACAATCGAAACGCATAGCCTGGGTCTGCTTGAAACTCACCCATGCCAAACGGCGTGTACCTAGACGCTGCTTCTAGTTCGGGCAATGCACGCATGCCCGCCTCGCGGAACGGGGCTTGCAGTTCAACTTGACGCTCAAATTGCTGTTGTTGCAAGGCTCCGGCACGGTCAGCCGCACCAGCTTGTGCGCCCGCCGCTTTGTTCGCAGAATACATACCCAAAACTGCTGAACCACCTATTGCTGTTGCTACCCATGTCATGGCTTTCCTCCCTGTGCCGCCAATTCAAGCGGTGTGTTAGCTAAAGCAATCAACCCCATGTCATCATACGTTGGGGAAATTACTTCTTGCTCAATTTTATCTAAATCAGACTCGTTTTCAAACTCTGTTAAATGAACAGTAGTCCAGATTGTGTCTTCTTCTGCGTAAACCGCACGTTTTAACCCAACTTCAGAAATAAACGTGCATGGCGCTTCAAAGTGCTTTTCGCCAAATTCCGTGAACACTTTAACTTTACCTTTTGAAATAAAATTTAAGTGCTGATGGCGGTGTATCTTACCAATGACAAAAGAACCTTTTGGCAGAAAAATCTCTCTAGCGTATGTGCTGCACCCATATTTTTCATCTTTTGGCGTAAAGTAGTGCTTGAGCGTGCAGTCTTCTAACATAGACTCAGCAGTGCCGCTGTCAATCATGTTTTGCATTTCAACTTGAGCAGCCAACACGGTTTGACGAAACTGCACCTTTGTTGGCGAGTTTTTAGCAACCTCAAAACCTTTGCCGTATGTGACTTGCATCAGATTATTCCAAAAGCAGGTTGTTGTTGGACGCAGCTTGCATGATGACCCAGTTTGTGCCGTCTGACACCATTGTCGCCCAATTTCCCACAACATCCAAGAGAATTGCCGTTCCAGCCGAAGTGCTGTCAAGCGGTACAACATTACTTGACGCTGACACCAGAAACTGAGCTTGCATATTTTTAAACACAACCTGGCGTCCAGTGTAGGCTGATGGGGTTGGCAAGGTGACGGTGCAGGTCGAGCCTGACTTGTTGTTGATCACCCAAGACTCGCCATCCGCTAAAGTAAAGTTTGCAGTCTTAGTAACCGGCGCTGAAATGGTAGATGTTGCCCAAGATGGCACGCCAGCGGCAACGGTTAGCACTTGCCCCGTTGTCCCTACCGGCAGTCTTGTCAGCGTGGTCGTGGTGTTCGCATACAGCAAGTCGCCAACAGCGTAGGAGGCAACCCCCGTACCGCCATTGGCCGCAATCAGTGTGCCAGCAAGCGTTACAGCGCCCGTGGTGGCCGTTGCAGGGGTTAGGCCACTGGCGCCGCCCGACCAGCTTAAAACGCCTGCGTTGGCAACAGTAATTGTTCCTGACCCATTGGTTACTGTGATGCCCGTGCCAGCAGTCAAAGTTCTTAGCGTGTACCCAGTTCCATTGCCGATCAACAACTGGCCGTTGGTGGGGATAGAACTTAGCCCCGTACCGCCGCTAGTGACGGGCGTAATTCCAGTGCCCGTGCCTGTAATTACATACAGGTTGTAAAAAAACCTGTACCACTCCCTAGACATCAGCCCTGTTTTTTGGTCAAGCAACGCAACACGGGGGGCCGTGATTTGCGTGATATTGGGCGCGGTAGCCATTATGAGTTCGTGGGGCTAATCAATATTTCAGCGCCCATGATGGCCGTTTTAACTGGATCAGTCATTGACACTTCGTAAACACGGTCGCGCAGCTTGAGCGTCATGCCAAGCCTGCGCCAAAAGACGCGGCGGTAATACTCGCCGATCTTGCCCATCTTGCTCAAGTGCTCATTCGACCAAGTGTGACCGCCATCGTCAGAAAAGCGCAACATGATCTCAGGGTCGCTGCCTTGGCCGGTAATCAGCCCAGTGCCCGACTCACAGTCCAGTTGTAGGCTGTGCTGCGCCGTGCGCTTGAGGTTGTTTTGACCTGTTGGCAGCGCCCGCCACGACCGCAGCCACTTCTGAATGCCGCCATTGTCAGCGTACACGTCCAAGTCAAGGGTATAGATGTTGCCGCTTTCATAGTCACCCACTACCGTATTGCCGCCAAAGTTGCATTGGCAGTTGCTGCGGTGGCGGGTAAATTCGCCCGTTGCGGTGTTCCAGCCAGCGCGTTCGTGCCACGCTTGCGTAGCCACATCGTAGACCCAAGTGGCGTTGGCTGAAGGGAATGTCAGCACATAAAAGGCGTGGCCTTCTTGCTGGTATGTGTAGGCAATGGCGTCCGAGATGTTGCCGTACTGAGCAATGGCGTACTCAATAGCGTGCGTAGAAACGCGGACGCCAGTGTAGCCGTTGGCGCGGTAGACGATGCCCTGCCCACGGGCATCCGTGCCGAGCCAGAACAGGCCGTTGTCAAGTTTTGCAATAGAGAACGAGGCTACGCATCCAATTTCGTTAAACGCACCTTGGATGCGCGTTAAAGGGAAATCAGTCTGCCCAGCGTTGTACCAGACCTCAATTGAGTCAGTGCCAAACAGCCATGCCTCGCGGTGGTCTATATTGACGGCAACCAGCCCGTCAGGTGAGCCTTCAGCAGATGCAAAGTCAAGCGGGTCAACTGAAGTGCCATCAAGCAATTCAGTCACCCATATTTTTTGGGAGTTTGGCTCGTTAAAGACAAAATA